GGCGCTGATTATTCGTCGAGTAATGGTACGTTTACTATTGCGTGGAATGCTAGTGGTATTTTCACGATTGATTTAACCCCATAGGAGTATAAATGGCTGCAACAGTTTATCCGGGTAGTTTAGATAGCACAAGTAATCTTCCTAGTAGCATTTCTGAAACTGCTAATCTTAATTCACCTAATCATGCTGATATGCACGAAGTTACAAACACGGCAATTGTTCAAATCGAAACAAAAGTAGGCACTGGTTCTAGTGCTGCTTCTGATGGTGCTTTGTTGCATGGTACTGGTTCTGGTATTTCTGCGTGGACTTCTGATCCGTCAATTATTGGTTCTTTGTCGGTTGCTAAAGATTCTGCTGATGCGGTTATTAATTTAACAGCTCATCATGATACTGAGGCGACTGCTGCTGAGTTGACGTTACGTAAATCAGATGGGTCTAAGGCTTCTCCGGCGCTTGTTGATGATGACGCTGTTCTTGGAAAGATTATGTTTCAAGGGTATGACGGCAATAGTTGGGCGAACGGAGCGCAAATTAGGGCGCAAGTAAAAGGCACTCCTGCTAACGGCGATATGCCAACTGAAATGATTTTTATGGTTACGCCTGATGGTGGTTCTGAAACTCCTGCTACAGCTTTAACAATTGCTCCTGATAAGACAAGTACTTTTACTGGTCCAGTAGTTGTAGGTGTAAATGACGATGGGGAGAGTTTTACTCTTTGGGGCGCTCTTGCTGATCGTAAAGTACATTGGGATGGGGATGGCTATTTTCATATAGGTACTTATGGTGGTCCGGGAGCTGAGCTTCGTCTTTGGAGCGGTAATACTAATTACTCAGCAGGGTGGTATGAAGGTTTGGGGAAATGGCTCGTTAATGGAACCTTAGAAATAAATGGCACTTTTAATATAACAGATCCTTTACCTACAGCAAGTTCTGGAGGGTACGCTACTTTAGTTAGAATGGACAGTGACGGAGATGTTAAAGAATGGACTTCTAGCGTTAGATGGAAAAAAGATATTGAAGATCTTTCTACAGAAGAGGCTTATAAAGTCCTTGATGCTAGACCTATTAAGTACAGGGGTTTAGATGATGATGCTTCTGCTCCTTTAGAAGCTGGTTTATCTGCTGAAAGTGTCCATGATTCTGGTTGGACATACGCTGTAGGGTATGATGCTGGCACAAAAACTCCTCGTTCGGTTCATTATCAAATGTTAGTTACTCCTTTAATTAAAATAATTAAAGATATGAATGACCGCTTAAAAGAGTTGGAAGGATAATAATGGAAATCAGCCCAGTAGAGCTACTTCAAGAAGTAGAAAGACAATTCCCTAAAGAATTAACAATTTGTGCGTTGACACTACAAAACAGAAAGTTACAAGAGCCACCAGAAAATGATACCGACGACGAACAGTAGCATAAATACTAAACTTTTACACCCTGAGTTTAAACGCAGGTTAGAAGCGTTCTTTGCTGACGACAGAATCTCTGGCCGTGTCAAGGTGGTATCTGCTGTGCGTACTTACGCACAACAAAAATACTTGTACGACGGATACAAAAGCGGCAGGGCAGGTTTTAATTTAGCTGCTAACCCTGACCGTAAAACAGCGTCAGGCTTTCAGGGTTCGTATCACATGCAGCAACCAGCGTTTGATAGTTGGGGTTATGCCGTTGACTTTAGAATTACTGGGCGTGGTATCAGTACTTCTCAAGTAAACGCTATAGCTAAATCTTATGGTATGGTTGCATACGTTAGAGGAGAGTGGTGGCATCACCAGCCTTGCAAGGTAGTTAAGGGCAAGATTCAGTGGTTTGATGCTCCAGCTTTAAAGGGAACGAAAGCTAAGAAAAAAGCTAAGCAAGACCTTAAGGGTATTAGCGCTGCGTTAGCTGAAATAGAAGATTTGGTTCGACGGCATCCGTTGAAGAAGGGTTCTAAGGGGCAACCTGTAAGAGTTGTTCAAGAAATTCTTGGCAATAAGGGGTTGTATCGGTACAAAGTTGATGGGGATTTTGGAAGGCTTACACACAAGGCTGTTGTGGAGTTTCAGAAGCGTCGTCTATTATATGTTGATGGGATTGTTGGTCCTAATACTTGGAAGGCTTTATTGAGAAAATGAAAGAATATCTAGATTTACTTGAACGCTGCGGAGCGACTTTCGTACAAGCAGCAGTAGCCACGATCAGTGGTAACTCCTTCCTTGAGATGGGCGTAAGCAACTGGAAACTTGTTATAGCTTCTGGTTTCGCTGCCGTGTTATCTGTTCTTAAAGGTTGGGCTGCTACTAAAGTTGGAGATAGTTCGTTCTCGTTGGTTGGTCGTAAGACTCAACCTGAGGAGATTCTTTACGGAGAAGAATAGGGGTTTTGTATGGCTACAAATTTCCCTAGTAGTTTAGATACTTCGACTCAGCAGCCGACGATTGCTGCGTCGGATGAGATGGATGATTCTGGTAAGGAGCATGATGTTGTTCATACGAATCATTCTGGTGCGATTATTGCGTTAGAAACGAAGTTGGGTACTGGTGATTCTAATGCTGTTGCTGATGCTGTGCTTATGGGGACTGGTTCTGGTACGTCTGGGTGGGATACTTCTCCTACGTTTAAGGGTGCGTTGACTGTTGGTGTTGATGATACAGGTCACGATGTTATTTTTTATGGTGCTACGTCAGGCGATAAGTGGAAATGGGATGAGTCGTCTGATGCCATGCTTGTTGAAGGCAAATCGTTTCTAGAGAAAAAAATCCAAACAGGGCAAACTTCGTTTACTTGTGAACCTTGGGCCAATTCAACGATTATGTTGGGGAATTATGGTTCTGTAGGTACGCAGGGTTCGTATAGAACTGCTTTGTCGTGGAACTTTGAACGAGGAGTAGACGCTGGTTCAGGGAGTCCTTTTACTCATTTAGATATTAATAGTTACCCACAGGCAGGCATGATAGAAATTGGGCATGGTGGGATTAATTTTTGTTGGGAAGCAGATTATGAAAATAACCACACTGACGCTCCAACAAAGATACTTCAGATGGATGCTGACACCTTATTTCCAGCCACGACTGACGTAACTGATTTGGGTACTGCTACTTACAAATTTCAATTAGCACATATTAATTATATTTACGGAGCAGGAGGGTCTGCTTCGTATCCTGCGTATGTTTTTGACGGTGATAATAACACTGGGATGTACTCGTCAGGCGCAGACAAAATAGATTTTTCTACAGGTGGAAGTATAGTTGCAGAGTTTGACGACTCTTGGATCGGTCTACGATTATATGGCCAAGGTTCAGCAGCAGGCCCATCAATTTATTTCCTAGGCAATGGCGGTGAAAGCATCGCCAGAGTAGGCCCAGCTAATAACGATGATATACATGTTTATGGGCTACATGCTTCTTCGTATTGTTATATGGGATCAGGCAATGACTATAAATTTTATTTTACTAACGCCAATGATACTGGTTGGTATCCTTATGAAGATAATATCCAAGATTTAGGTTGGAGCGGTAGACGTTTTGACGATATTTACGCTACCAATTCAACGATAAATACTTCAGATATAAGTCTTAAAAAAGACATTGTTGACACTACTTTAGGTCTTGAGTTTATTAAAGCGTTACGCCCTGTTGAATATAAATGGAAAGATGGAAATAGAAAACATCAGGGGTTTATCGCTCAAGAAGTAGAAGTAGTTTTGAATGATAAAGCTGTTGCTGCTGAACAAGGTATGTGGGGTCTAAATACTATTAAAGAAGGTGAAAAAGTAAGAGTACCTGTTACTCAAACGGATGAAGTTACAGGAGAAAAAATGCCTGTAAAAACTGAAATTGATAATGTAGCTCAACAAATGTTACGTTATTCTGAATTTATAGCGCCTATTGTTAAAGCCATACAAGAGCTGGAAGCAAGAGTAGCTTCATTGGAGGGGTAAGTGCGTGGCTGGAATAGCATACCGTACCTCAACCGCCTACAGAAACTCAGGCGCTTACCGAGAATCAACCGTAACCGTAAGCCCCTCAACAATAGCCTGTACTGCGAGTGTTCCGGCTGTAACCGTGACAGCCTTTGCGAATGCTGCCGTTGCGGTAATTGCAGCTACGACAACTGCACCTGCACCAACTGTATCAGCGACAGCTAGTGTAGCTCCTAGTGTGGTAGCGACTGCTGCCACGACACCTTCAGCGACTATTTCAGGGGCAGCGAACATAGCTCCTAGTGTGATTGCTGGTGTTGGCGCTATGCCGTCAGCGACTATTTCAGGTACAGCTAGCATCGCTGCTGGAGTGATCGCTGGGGCTGCTACAACGCCTTCTGCGACGATTTCAGGGACAGCTAGTATTGCACCTGCGGTGGTGGCTGCAACGGCTTCTACGCCGTCTATAACGCTTCAAATTAACCAGACAATAAGCGTTGACACAATCGCTAGTTTAACCGAAATAGCGACCCTAGTATTTCAAAGAAAATATGTTCCAGTGTACGAAAATACGGTCCCGACGTTAGATGTTCCAAAGTACCCGATTATTAGTCCTGCTAGGAACCTACGGAGATTCTATACTCCGACAGCTAGAGGGGTTAATATATTCATATTGACAGATGGGTCGGTAACGACTCGACAGCCGGTAGATATGAGTACAATTTCAAGAACGATATACGGTGGGCATGAATCCCCCACTGATTTAACGGACAGCGAACTGAACTCATTGATTGATGCTGGTTACAGCACGGAGGTAGTTGGAAGTGCCTAGATACGATTACAAATGTAAACGGTGCGAAAACGTGGAAGAAATTATACATGGTTTTGACATTGAGCATTCGTTTCATTGTGTTGAATGCGGTAAAGAGATGACCAAACTTATTTCAGGCGTGAACATTGCGCCTTCTGCTATGCCTTCTCGTAATTCTGTTATTGATTTAGACGCTACGAAAAAAGCTGAAAAAGCTAAAGACGCTGATATGTCTGCGTATAAACGGTTGCGTGAAAGCGGTGTGCAACCTAAATCTATTAACGGTTCATCTCATTTAGAAAAACACGCTGAAACTAAAAACGAAATCCAAGCAGGGCGTGTGTATTCCAGTGATGCAAGTAGGAAAGAAAGCGAACGACTTATGAATAGCATAGGGAAAGCATGACTGCTCAAACGTGGATCGACGAAACTAAAAACCTGTTACTTACAGATTATGTAGAAGAATACGACACGTTAGGAACAACGTTAAACGACAGCGAAACTACTGTTAATTTTACACATGATACTGCTGGTATTGTCGCTGGTTCCATTATTGAAATAGGAACCGAGTTAATGTATGTGTTCAGCATGAACGCTTCAACGAATAATGCCACAGTCCAGCGTGGGTTTAGAGGCACTACTGCTGCTGCCCATAGCGCAGGTGATTTGGTAACTGTTAACCCTAAATTTCCTGCACAGCTTGTGTTAAACGCTATTAACGACGAGTTAGCTGATTTGTCGTCACCGCAGAACGGTTTGTACCAGATGAAAACCGTTGAGTTTACATACAACATAGCTCAAGACGGATACGACCTGACTGGGGTAACTGACGACGTTTTGACTGTGTATCAGGTAACGTACACTGATGACGGTTCTGAGAACACTGAGCCGGTGTTGCCTGCGTGGACTTTGCGACGAGATCGAAAGACAAGTTCATTTGCTTCAGGTTACGCTTTAATTCTTCATGATGACGCTAACTCTGGGCAAGCAGTTAGAGTACAATATAAGACAGGGTTTACTGCGTTGGCTGTTACGTCAACAGCGTTAAGTACTGTTGGCTTGCATTCTTCAGCGTATGATTTGCCTCCATTGGGGGCTGCTCTTAGGTTGATGTCTACACGACCTGTTCGACGAGAATTTATTGACGAGCAGGGGTCTAGTCGTAGAGCGGATGAGGTTCCTGCAGGTGCTATATCTGCTTCTATGCGTGACCTTCGAGCGTTGCGTGATACTAGAATAAATGCTGAAGCTGCTAGGTTAGATCAGCAGTACCCAACGTATTGGATGAGGTCAGGGACTAAAACGCAGAACTCTGCTTACAGAGGAGCCTAAATGGTTCACAAAGCTGAACGTTTGCCAGTTACGCTGACAATAGGTACAACAGAACATAGTTACAATATCGACGTTGACCAGTATCGTCGGACCACTGTGCCTACGTTGCGTGAGCAGAGGGATACGTCTAGTGAACCGGGTGAGCAGTCGGTTGATAGCCAGTTTTGGTTGAGGTCGCAGACGGATTGGTCGTTTGGGGCTGGGCAAACGTTTTTTGATATAGCTGATGCGAACAGGGGAAGGTTTAGTTCTTCTTCTGGTGTTGATGTGTGGACTAAGGGCCAGATTTCGTTGCTGCCTATGTGCGAATCTAAGAATAATGCTAAGACGTATACGAGCGTGATTGCGAAAGTGTTTCGACGTACAAGCGATGGCGCTGATTACATGTATGTTGCGAATGGTAATGTGCTTGAGTATTCATCTAATTTTAGCGCTGCTGATGGTTCGGTGACTTGGACAACGGTTACTGCTTTGGCTAGTCCGCAAACGATTACAGATATTGCTTCTGATGGGACAACTATTTTTATAGCGTATGGAGCTAACCGTGTCACAGCATCCACAGCTATAGGGGCTACGACACAGCCTAGTGATTTAGGTTCACTTAACCCTGACTATTTGCGTATTGTTGGAGGCAGATTATTTGCAATAGACGCTGGTAATTTAGCTGAATACAACGCAAGTGGAGCTAAAGTATCTAGCAGTTTAGATTCAACATTACTTGGTGGAGGGCTATGGGTAACCGTATGCGCCGGTCCAGTAGGTTTCTACGCTGCGAGCAACACAGCCGGAACAGGAGCAATAAGTTTCATATCTGTTGGAGCTGCTGACGGCTTATTAGAAGAACCACAACAAGTAGCTGAACTCCCCAGAGGAGAAGAAATAAACGACATGATCTCTTACGGAGGTATTCTAGCTTTAGCGACAAGCAAAGGACTGCGTATAGCAGCTATCGACGCTGGGTCTGGTTCTGTAACGTATGGTCCTGTCATAGACGACGTTGGTGAAGTGTTTAGCTTAGTAGCTGACGAACGGTTTGTGTGGTTTGGTGGCGGTTCAGGCAAAACGTATCGTGCGGATTTGTCACGGTTTACTGAATCGCTTGTACCTGCATGGGCAGAAGATTTGGTGTCGGTTAAAGACGCTACTTCTGGTGGTGCTGACGCATCCCCTAGCAACGTAACGCATGTTGCGAGGTCAGGTGGGGGAACTTACTTTGTTGATTCAGCTAATGGGGTGCAAGGCCCAATGTCTACAGGGCAACTTGTCGCTACTGGGACTATGACGGTTGGTGATGTTAAATGGAACAGCCAATTTGATAAGATTCTGCGAACTATTGAAATTCGTTCAGCTCCTTCTTCGATTGTTGCAGCGTTGCAAACGTGGGGTGACGCTGATGTTGAATGGGCTGATTCCGACGAGTTTTGGGTTGGCCAGACAGCTACTGTCGGTGGAAGTGTTACTGCTACGGTCACGAATGATGAGAACTATTCGGTGACGACTGGTGCGTTGGCTAATAAAACATCTACTGATGTTGCTACGCTTGTCCCAGAATTATCGGAAGCGTTCAAAATACAGTTAAACCTTACAAGGGATTCAACGGTGACTGCTGGCCCTCAGTTAGAGTCATGGAAAATACAGGCGTTCCCTGCGCCAACAAGAGTCGATGAAATAATAGTCCCTATTATTCTTAAAACTAGGGTAGCTACGTCAAGAGGGCGTGGAACAGCAGCAGCGTATGACACTAAAGCTGAATACGATGCTTTACGGACAGCAATGACAGAAAAAAAGGTAATAACTTATCAGGAAGGATCACGTTCCGATACCGCTGTTATTGACCAAATAGCCATGTCAGCGGAGAAATTATCTGATGATGGCGACTGGTGGGAAGGGGTATGCACCCTTCGCCTACTAACTGTCCCCTAAACTGGTATATGACCAAGATTCTTTATTATGACATTGAGACAGCGCCTAATTTGGCGTATGTGTGGGGCCAGTACCAGCAGGATGTTATAGAACATGAGCGTGAATGGTACATTATGTGTGTTTCGTACCGCTGGGAGCATCAGAAACGCACGAAAGTGTGTTCGTTAATTGATTTTCCTGAAGCGTATTCTGAAGATCACGAAAATGATTACCATGTTGTCAAGAAAATGTGGGACTTGTTTAATGAAGCTGACATAGTTATAGCCCATAATGGAGACAAGTTTGATATGCGTAAAGCTAACGCTAGGTTTATTAAACATGGGCTTGGCCCACCTTCACCTGTGAAATCTGTGGATACTTTAAAGGTAGCCCGTAGATATTTTATGTTTAACTCAAATCGTTTGAATCATGTGGGTAAACATCTTGGACTTGGGGAAAAAGTACAGACAGGTGGCTTTCAGTTATGGGCTGGGTGTATGCGTGGTGATATGAAGTCGTGGAAAACTATGATTAAGTACGCTAAGCAGGATGTTGATTTACTTCGTGATGTGTATTTAGCGTTGCGCCCGTGGATGACAAACCACCCCAACTTAAATATCTATTCCAAAGAACACGCTTGCCCTACCTGCGGTTCGTACAACCTCCAGCGTCGAGGCGTTAGAACTACTAAAGTTAGTGTGTATCAGGCGTGGCAATGTAATGACTGTCGGTCTTATAGCAGAAGCAGGCTGGCTGAGAAAACAGAAAAACCTTCTATCGTTCCTTAGTTTGTAATTGTACTGTAGGTAGATGGCCCGTTTTTTCTTTGTGCTGTCACGAATATTGTTTGCTTCCATGCTTATTATGGCGTTCTTGGCTCCGGCTAGCGCTCAAGCTGAGAACGTTACGACTTGTGTTGAAGATGAGGAAGATGATTTGTTGCGCTGCACTGTGTGGGTTAATGAATTTGAGGCTGGTCCTACGTTTACGTTGGAAATAACTGAGGACCAGACCCCTATAAACGCTATTACTTTTACGTCTATGACCTGCGATGATTGGGACAATGCCCCTCATGCCTACGCTGCTGATCCTCACATCTGGTTATATGTAGCTGATAGTGAAGGAACATTGACGTTAGTTGCGGATGACGATGACTCTGCCCCCCATAATGATGGAGCTAATATGTGTTGGGATAGCCAGCTTACACCTACCTTAGATACAGGGACTTACACGCTTAGAGCTGACGCTTACGACGAGGAACATATAGGAACGTACACGATGGAATTGTCCGGCGGTTCGTGGAGTTTAGATGGTTCAGAACCGGAACCTACTCCGACACCTGAACCTACTCCGACACCTGAACCTTCACCAGAGCCTACTCCAACTCCTGATCCGACACCTACTCCAGAACCTACGCCAACTCTTGAACCAGAGCCGACTCCTACGCCTGAGCCAGACCCGACTCCTGAACCAACGCCGACTCCTGAAGATGAAGTTGAGCCTCCCATAGATGATCCTATTCCTGAACCTAGTCCTCAAATCGACCCCACTCCTGTTCCCACTGTCGAAGATGATATCCCCGAACCCTTGCCTGAAAGCTCGCCCGAACCAGAGATAGAACTACCAGCAACCCCAGAACAGCCAGAGGAACTGCCCACACCGCCAGAAGAATTGCCAGAATTGGAATATGAACCCCAAGAGCCAGAAGTGTGGCAACCACCAGTATTGATATTAGAGTTAGAGGAAGAAGAAGAATACCCATACGAAGATGATACCATCTGGGCTGATCTAGAGGAAGTAGATTGGGAAGATTACGATTTTGACTTTGATGAGTTACCTGAGATAGAAGAAGAATTTTTTATAGATGAGGAGTTTGAAGAAAATGGATTGGAATTTGAAGAAGAAGAATTTGAAGATTTGGTTGATGAACCTGAACCACAATTTCAAGAATTGGTGGAGTCAGACGAAGAAGAAGATGCCGTACTGGATGAGGCAGATGTTCTAGAATTAGAAGAAGATATTGAGTTTGTCCTTGAAGAATTTGAGGACATTGAAGAAGTTGATTTTGAGGAGTTGGATATCGATGAGCTTGACGACGAAATTCTTTCTGAGATATTACAGGATGAAGAAAATGTTGAGGAAATTCTTGAAGAAATCTTAGAGGATAACGAGGAATTTTTTGAGGAAGCGTCTGAGGAGCAGGTAGAAGAACTTTTTGAGGCAGCTCCAGAGATCTTTAATGAGGCTTCCGATGAGGTTAAAGCTGAGTTAGAAGAAGAAGTTAACGTGTACGCTGGTGGCCTTGAAACGTATGTTGCTGAGGATTCAACGATCACTGTTGAGGATCGTCGGGTGGTGATTGCTGTTACAACTGTGACTACAATAGCTTCTGGAGCGATGATCGCAAGACCAACTCCACCGCCACCTACACCACGGCCAACACCAACTCCAACCCCCCGACCTAGCAGTCCGCAAGCTGTTTCTCCTAGTGGTCCCGAAGCTCCAAGGAGAAAAGCGAACGATGATAAAACGTAGAATCAAAAGAGTAACAAAAGAAATTTTTGCTTTGTCTCTTACTGCTGGTTCAACAGGCATTGTGCTTATTACGTTGTCTGGTGAAACTAGAGAATACGGTATCTGGTTAAGCGTTGGTAGTTTGATTTGCCACATGATAGGTGTTTGGATTGAATGGGGCGATGATTAAAGTCTGGATAGACCAAGATTTATGCACAGGCGATGGTCTATGCGAAGAAATAGTACCAGACATTTTCTTTGGTCACTCAGACGGCTTATTTTATGTAAGGGAAGCTGGAACTGAAGTGCCTGATAACCCGACACATGAGATGTATCAGACCGTTGAAGTACCTGAAAATCTTGTAGAATCTACGATTGAAGCAGCGGAAGAATGTCCGGGCGAGTGCATATTTTTGGAGGTTACATGACTTTAGAAGCTATGTTCCTTTTAATACTTACTGGTTGCTTGCTACCGTGGATGGCGTGGGTATCAACTGTACTTATCAAAATCGAGATTAGGTTGGCTAGAGGTGACGCTGTTTTAGATAATGTTGAGGACCAGTTAGAGGATCATGAGCAACGTATCAGGGCTTTAGAGCAACGTTAAACGCATACCCAGTGTTGCCAACCTCCACCAGTTGCTCGGTATATTAGCCAAGCACTTGTGTAGATGTTCGCTACTGGATCAAAGGGTGATGCCCCTTCAAAACCAGCAGCCCTAGCACGGGGAGGCCAGTACACTTGTAGGTGCTGCATTAGCCCTGACGCTCCACTACTTGCATTGTACGCATCAGGGTCACCTTGGCTTTCACACCGCATAACACTTAAAAACCTGTACGAATCTTCAATGGGGCCACCCATAGCAACAATCGCTTCTTCCACGGTGGGTCGCCAACGCTCTACATCAGGTCCATAATCTTGTTCAATCACCATGTCCCAGAAAAGATTGACGTTGATGTCCAGCTCCATAGCTCTCTGCCGGTGAGCTAAATGCGTTTGCCTGCCATAAATGCCATCTGTTTCAACGTCTAGCCAGTATTGTAGCCATTGAACTGCTGAAGATTCTTCAAGCCATTCGTATTCATAGGCGTATGTCCATTTTTCTAACATCCCCCAATCAATAAACGGTGGATGGTTCTTATGATCTGCTTGAGCTGGCGTTGCCGTAAATAAAAAACCTAGTGTTAGAGCTATTGCAAATAGTTTTTTCATAAATAGTTGTCCTTTTCATCATGATGCCTCCAAATCATAAGCAACTCTGCTGCAAAATCGGCATCCAATATAGCTACCTTACCAACCGCTCGACCTGCCGCTGATCGCCTGTCCCCGTGGATAGCAAAAATTACCCACTGATTATTCTGGGCAACTTTTCGGATACGGCTAATCCACGGGAACAAAGTCCACTTGCGCCTAAATTTACACTCAATCGGAATATCTAAATCCCCCAACCAGATGTCATGCGACTCAGTGTTAGCGCTTGTTCTATGAGCGTCTTTGTGGCCCCATTCGTAGAGCATAGCTAGTATTTCATTTTCACCTGTTGTTCCCTTTTGCTTTGCTTTAGACATTAAAACAATTTCTCCTGTTTCTCTAATCGTTTGTGTTCAACGGTAACTATCGTGTCGTTACGGACACCTCCATGCGGCACAAGCATGACCTCTACCAGTTCAAAGCCTAGCTTCTTTCCAATGCCGCCGGAAGTCCAACCGAACCTAATAACTTTGCCTTCAGGTTTAACGATTCGTGCTATCTCTTTTTTGTACGCTGTCCACGGGTTTTGTGTATCGTACTGGGTGACGGTACGCCCAATACCTTCATAACATTCTTTGATCTGACGGACACTGTACGGTGGGTCGAAAAGAACTCCGTCAACTGATTCATCATCAATAAGTTTCAAGAAATCTAATGCTTCCAAATTGTAGTCAGCGTCGAACTCTGGGTTAATGTCGTTAGTCCACGTCATTAAATGTTTAACGTTGCTGTTCCTGACAAAAGGATCAACCCAAATTTTCGCAGTATGTGGCCACGCCCCCAATAGCTCACGCCTAAGCAAATGAGCTATCGGTTTAATGGTAAAAGTTTCCGAACTGGGCATCGCCCATTCCCTTGAAAACTTTATCTCACTCAACGATTGGCCCATAATGGGTATCAGCGTAAGCGTCGATAACGTGACGGATTTGACCTGACCGGCTTCGCCCTTCTTCAATCGCCCAAGCGTCAACCTTAGCTAACAATGACTCTGGGATACGCATAGCGATCAATTTGTCATTCTTAAATTTTGGTTCTTCTTCTATTGTTGTTTCTGGTGCTTGCATTACTGCTCCTATAATCGATGTTTCTGTCCGCATCTGGGACATGTATCGTTGTTTGCTTCTAACACTTTTGAACCGATTACCCAACCACAATCACAGCTAACATAATGCGGTGATTTAGTGCGTAATCGTTCTTTCTTTTTACCGAAATCTTCCCACACTAAAAAGGAAGTTCTTTATCGTCGTCGTCATAATCAAGTCCAGTGTTTTTCTTAAACTGGGCTTTGTAGTCGTCGTCGGCTGGGCCTAGCCTGCCTGAACCAGAAGAAAAGTTTGATGGCCCCTGAGCTGGCCTAATAATGGCCCCCAAGTCCCACACGTTACAGTCCCAACCAGTAGCGGTTGTCCCGTCTTTTTTCTTGTATTGTCGGCTGCTAAATTTTCCTCGTACAATAACTCTGCTGCCTTTGCCGGTTTTGCTTGCAACGGCTTCCGCTAGAGCTGTACTGCTGTCTCTAGAATCTTCCCAAACATTTAATGTGACCCAAAAAGTTTCGGAGTCTTTTGATTCAGATACGGCTAAGGCATTTTCGTACACTGTTTTGCCTGTTGGGGTAACCTTAGCTTCCCATTCTCTACCTAAATTGCCCATTTGGTAATGGACTCCTTCGTTAAGCATTATTAACCCTATTCATTTTCATATTATATTTTTTTTGCTGATGTGCGGCTAAACCACTGTTTGTATAATGATTTGTTCGTTGCGCTCCGTTGTAACATTGCATCATAATTCCATCTTTAACAATTCTTGTACGACAATGTTCCCAACCAAACTTTTTCCTAGCACGACTGGTTAATGAAGCTCTCGCAGTTTTTTCATTTGAGTAGTGACATATAAAATCATCATGGGTAATTAACCAAGTGTTGCCGTCGAACCAATCGTCGTTCCCTAGCCATTCCCTGCGCCAACGCCCATCTTCCCCCCAATCATAACTTGGAACTTGTGCGCTTACATTTTGTTGTATTTGCATACTCATTATTTTTTCTCCTCATTTTCTATTTGTTTACTGAGATACTCATGAATCACATAAGCATCTGGGTTTTCATAACCTTTCGTAGAATACAAGCACAAGTTGACTCCCAACTTAGATGCTGCTCGACGAAAAGCGTTCGCTTCTATAACCTGCGCTCTAAAACCTTGTGTCTGATTTTTCATGCCGTCATAGTCGCCTGTTGATTGAATACTGTACGGTCCCTTACCATCAATTTCATCAATGGTTAACTCCCATACGCTTGCTTCAATCTTTCCTTCGTTGTCAAATAAATCTGAATCGGGTACTTTCCTCCATGAAAAGTTCCCTACGGTTGCTAGTAACTGCTGTACCGTGTTTGACCAACTTACAAACAATAGATCTTTATTTGCTTTTGGCTTTGTCTCGATAAAAACTGAGCTAGGCGGTTTCGTTAGCTGTACTAATTGTGACATCAAGTTCCTCCTCACCTGATAATAAATTTGAATGATACCGTGCAACGTCAAGAGTCACATCATCTGACCCTAAACGCTGACACAATTCGTTGTGTCGGCAATACCTACATTGCCAAGCGCCACCTTTTGACGGCACTCCATAAGGACTAGGAGAATCTTGAAATTGCAACTCTCCATTGTCGTCAGGAATATACGGTTTTGGTAGATCCCCGACAGCAATATCTTCTTGAACTGATTTGAACCAGCCCAATTCCATTTCTGCTATTTGACGTGGTGTTATGCCCCATTCAGAAATGTGTTCGTCGAGGCCGATCACCCACTCGATTGTGTCTCCGACCTTTATTTTGTCACGCCAGCTATCCTGTTTAGCGACGTACACAATCCACAGTTCATCAACTTCTGCACCGATAGCGTACAGTGCTGCCTGTGCCACATGAGCCATTTTGGGGAGTCCATCTTTTGCGAGCTTAAACCCATACGAACTTGATGACTTTATCTCTAAAAGCCTTTGCGTTGATTCGTCAACCCATATCAAGCCATCGCAACTACCAGACAGGGACACGTTAGTTATCGGAGTTAAATCTAGGGGTAGTTCATACTGGCCTGAAAACGCTTTTTGACACGCTTTTTGGATACCTTCGTGGACAGCATTGCCGATGTCAAAGGCGATCAAAGTACCTTTGTCAATAGCGTTTGTCTCTTGAAAGCGCAAACTCTCAAAACCTCGCTGCCTGAGACACGAACCTGTAGAACTTATACGAAGTTGAGTCCCACAAGCCGTAGGTTTTTCCTCACGACTATCCTCTAAGTATTCGCCGTAAATCCGGCTAATTTCTTGTGTAAATTTCACGATAATCCCTCCTGTAAATACTGTTCGTATTCACGCTGTGCTAATAAATGACGTTCTTCATTTTCGATACGCTCCTGTTCGTAATCAATGTCGAGGCGATACCACGCCTGCCTTGGGAACCCCTTAACATCCATCATTTTGGACTCAATCGGGACTCCGCATTCTCGAAGTTCTCTGGCTCTCCTAGCGCCATCGCCACCTCCAACAATTTCTGAAAGTTGATCTCTTGAAATCCAACCTTCATAAATTAAATAGTTGGGGTTTTCAACATCAAAAGTATTCCGATGAGATTTCGTTAACCTAATGTGTTGCGCCCCTTGCAAATGTTCAAGAACTTTTTTTGCTAATTTTGTCGTATCGCCTAAAGTTTTAGCTGCCTCATGAGCTGTAGAATTGTGGCTGTCGGCGACTTGGGCACGATATTTCCCTGTAAACGGTCTATGACAAGTAGGGCAACCGTTAGAGTATTCCTCAAGTCGGGTGATATTTTCTAATCTTTTGACGGCCATCGACATTGCCTCTAAATAAACTTTATCGTTCATCGTCATCTTCTTCCTGTAAGGATTCGACCTTCTTAGCCGCTTCCGAATAAGTAAAAGTGATCGCTTCGACCACATCGTATAAAGGTCGTAAATAAGGATCTTCCATATCTTTTTTCTCCATTTCTTTTGTTGACTGACGCATCTTCTGATGAGTCTCTAGAGTTCGCAGATCGTTGCGCTCTTTGTTATACTCACTGTAGCAGTACCTTGTTAAAAAACCAAATACAAATGCTGCAATTCCTGTCGCAAGTACTGGGATCAAACTCATAATGTCATACTAAATGAAGTTATACAACTTGTCAAGCATTTCAATAAAGTTTTTTTCTAAACCTCTCACGCTGCCGCTCCGCTGCTGTACGATTCGCCCGATAACCCCACATCTGATCTATCGGCTCCGTCTTAACCGAATCCAACCAACATTCTTCAACCACTGAACAATCCGAACAAATCTCCCTACACGCCCTATGCTTATCCGAATAGAAAAGGCTTGGACCCATGCCCCTACAATTCGCTTTTTCATGCCACGATGCCACAAAAAAAGAATACTACAAACTTGTCATTTCGCAGGAGATAGGGTACACTGACTTTCGAGGTGACCTCCTCCGAAATTTTGTTGACGCAAGCCCCCCCGTATCTATACGGGGGGGTTTTTCGTTCACCTAACGGTATAGCGATACAGCTGTGATAGTGGATTTTTTTTGGCTGCGAGTTATCTGGGTTTGTAATAACGACTATTATTTGACCTTTGATTTTGGGCATTAAAGAATCCGTCACTGGGGACTTAGTGACGGATTCTTTATTTTTTGAGAGCGTATACGGCTAGCTGCAGAGCCTGAATCAGGGAGTGACTTTACCGTACTACCTTAGCTCCCCCCTTAGACGCTCTGGGGAGTACTCTCAAATTTATTATAGACCAAGATACTCGATAAATGCTCTCCAACCTTTTCGGATAATGAACGATGTCCAGTATAGTATAAAGAGTATTAGGGATAATTCAACTGTCCAAATAAATACTGTTGCGAGTGTTTGTTTCATGGTCCTGAAAGTCCTGTTATCCAGCCCACAAGAATGTCGTCGCAGTCAGCGTAATGAAGATCTAAGCATTCATCGCTAGCTTCCTCTTTAATCATTTCTGCGATTTCATCCCATTCTGGGGAATTGTATTTAGGTAATTTCCAGTCTTTCGGGGCTTCGTGAGTAGCGTAGACTCGTACATACCAGTTAGGACCAGAGAATAATCCTGTTAGTTCATGTTCTACTGTTTCTTTAGACATGTTCGACCTCCTCATCGTCGTATTCGATGTCCCATGTTTCTGTTTGCAAATGGTACGCTTCACCGTGGGCTTCAGCTACATTGCATTGTGATTCAGCTATTTCGCACGCTTCAAGCATCCCCTCTGCTTCGACCTCGATTTCTTGTTTAGCTTCAAAGGTCACTAGGACTGTTACTGTGTATTTATTTAGTGCCACTTGGGCCTCCATTTCTGTTTTGTTGACTGTTATTAATCTAGCACACCTGTATAACAAATGCAAGTTATTGGTTGATTTTATTTCGGTGATGGATTACAGCTTCAATCCCCTGACCACAATCGATACACCTATCATTTTCCCAATACTTGCACCCACAAAAGCATCGGTCACAGCCTTCTTCGGCTATTCTGTTGTTAAGTGCTGCTCTCACAGAAGCAGTATAAACGGTTTTCACAATTTCTGAAGATGTCATATCTTCCGTAATGACTTTCAAATCAGACCAACGATCAAGACTATCTCTAAAAATTTGCTCAATGATTTGATCTCTCGCAAACGTTAATTTTATGCCGTGACGATTTGTGAAAGTCCAGTTACCCTGTTGAGGTACTGCATCTTCAATGAGTTGTAGCATCTTGTCCCATAATGGGTTTAAGGCTGTGACTTCTGCTGTCATCATTATTTGTTCGATTTCTTTTCGGTTCATTTCTGCTCCTGTGTTTTGTTGACTGGTACTACTCTAGCATGTTTGTATAACAAATGCAAGTTATTCCCCAATAAATTAAACAAAATTCCTTAAACCGCTCCACTAGTGTTGGCCCAAGTGTTATCGATTACTCTCCCATCTGGGGTGACGACTTCTTGAAGAAAGTACGCTTGATTTTGGTCTGATAAGTCTTTCCCTTCACCAAAATTAAAAGTATGGTGCGGAAAGAATTTCTCTAAGCATTTAACGTATCTTTTATGCTGCCCATAGCATCGTCTGGCTTCACCCTCGTCGTATAGATTCGTAAAGAGAATGTCGCAACGTTCTATCAGATCTGAAAAGTAATCTACTTCGGCATCATAATTCTCTGGTATCTCTAGATCCCCTGATGAAAAACCTTCGTATCGTTCTTCGTAACTAGTTAGCCAAATGTTGATCCGGTAGCCGGTAACGCTTTTTCCGGTGTTCTGATAATCTTCAACGGTGCAAAGCTCAGAAGTATCGATATCAATCTCCCAAGTCCCCCATTGCCAACCGTAAAGTTCGTCAAGGTCTTTATATGTGACATCGGCAAAGATCTCGAACGTGAAATGTTCTGCGACGATTTCACCCCAATCTTTTCCTGTTGTGTCGATGATTCTTTTTTT